AGTCTTACGAGCCATTTTGAGCAGATTTCCTTGTCATATACACTATTTATTATAGAAAAAATGTGCTATTATATAACTAACCATGGAGAATATTAATTGACAATCGTACCTAAAATCAAGTATCTAACCAACAAAGATCTATTAAGAGAGATACATCTCAGCAAAAACACCTACTGTAGTTTCACAGATCCCGCATACGGTGACTACGACCTTATTGTTACGAACTTGGAAAAGCTGAACATACGTACCATAGCAGAAGCCAAAAGAAACCGAGCAGCAAAAATGGCCAAAACTGCACACGAATCAGCTGTGGCCGCAGCTGGCAAAAAAATGCCGGCAAAAGAATTTGAAGTGGATTATCGCAAGGTGCAAAAACAGGACTTGGTATTTCGAGTGATGACCTTCACTCATGTACCGCTGGCACCTGGTCGCAAGAAGACTCTCAAGAACACTGCTGACAGTCATGACAAGGTCAACTTCCCACCGTTCCAACATTGGAAATATGACGCCAACGATAATCTTGTGTGCGTGGGCAAGAGTCACTGGCAGGGCGATCTCGACCAAGGAAAATTCTCCAAGGATCACGGTCAAATGACCAACAATTTAGCTCGCATGTTCATCAAGCTCTGTGAACGATATGCCACTCGTGGCAACGTCAGAGGCTACACTTATAATGATGAAATGAAAGGGCAAGCTATTCTTCAACTAACTCAAATAGGACTACAATTCGATGAAAGTAAATCTGATAATCCTTTTGCCTACTATACTGCTGCTGTTACTAATTCATTCGTTAGAATTATCAACCTGGAAAAACGCAATCAAAACATTCGAGACGACATTCTTGAAATGAACGGAATGAATCCAAGTTGGACACGACAGAACAGTGGCGGTAACGGAGGAGTTGCCCCTGTTGTTAATGTCAACACCAGCGATTGGGATTGACATTTGTTTGTCGGCGTAATATAATAACACTATGAATCTATTCAAGAAAGTAGCCTGCTTCACTGATATACATTTCGGTCTCAAGTCAGGTAGTAGAACGCACAACACTGACTGCGAAGAATTTGTCAATTGGTTCTGTGACACGGCCCGAGAACAAGGCTGCGAAACTGCTATATTTCTCGGTGACTGGCATCACAACAGAAGTACCACTGATGTCAGCACCATGAATTATACCGTGAGTAATTTAGAAAAACTCAGTCAGAGTTTTGAACAAGTTTACTTCATCTTAGGCAATCACGATCTATTCTATAAAGACAAACGAGAAATCAACTCTGTGGAATTCATGCGTCTGTTTCCTAATGTAGTGCCTATTAAAGAAACACTCACAGAAGGCAATGTTACAATCATGCCTTGGCTGGTAGGCGATGAATGGCGTGAAATTCCTAAACTCAAAAGCCGTTATATATTCGGCCATTTAGAGTTACCGTTGTTCTATATGAACGCAATGGTACAGATGCCGGATCACGGACAATTACAAGCAGAACATTTTACTAATCAAGAATATGTGTTCAGCGGGCACTTCCATAAGCGTCAGACCAAAGGCAATGTTACCTATATAGGCAACGCATTTCCTCATAACTATGCTGATGCAGGCGATGACGACCGTGGTATGATGACGTTAGAATGGGGCAGCAAGCCCGAGTATCATATTTGGCCAGGTCAACCAGTATATCGCACATACAAACTCAGCGAGATCATCGATCGACCAGATCAGTTGTTGCGAGAAAAGATGCACTGCCGTGTGACTATTGATTTGCCAATTACCTTCGAAGAAGCTAACTTTATCAAAGAACAATTTGTTCCTCAGTATAAACTGCGTGAACTGATGTTGATTCCAGAAAAAGTAGATATAGAAACCAATGTTGCTCCGATCGATATCAATTTTGAATCTGTAGATACGATAGTAATGAATCAAATCAATGCCATTGACAGCGAAAACTATGACAAATCACTGCTGTTAAACATATATCAAAACTTATGACAATTAAGATAAAAAATCTAACCGTTCGCAATTTTATGAGCGTGGGAGCTCAAACTCAGGCCATAGATTTTGATCGCGGACAGTTGACACTGGTTCTAGGTGAGAATCTAGACCTAGGTGGTGATGACAGCGGAGCTCGTAATGGTACTGGTAAAACCACTATCATCAACGGTCTCAGCTATGCTATCTACGGACAGGCATTGACTAATATTAAACGAGATAACTTGATCAATAAGATCAACGGTAAAGGCATGTTAACCACAGTGACCTTCGACAAGGACGGTGTTGAATATCACATCGAACGTGGTCGTAAACCTAACATATTAAAATTCTCTATCAACGGGCAAGAACAACAACTGACAGATCTTGATGAAAGCCAAGGTGACAGCAGAGAGACACAAAAAGCCATTGAAGAAATGATTTCGATGAAACATGAAATGTTTAAACATCTCGTGGCATTGAATACGTATACTGAACCGTTTCTCAGCATGAAGGCTGCAGATCAACGTGCTATCATTGAACAACTGTTAGGGATCACTCTGCTGAGTGAAAAAGCCGAAGCCCTCAAGGAACAGATTAAATTAACCAAAGAAGCAGTGGCTACAGAAAATACTAGAATAGAAACTGTCAAAGCCAGCAATGAACGAATACAACAGAGCATAGAATCACTGATCCGCAAACAGCGTATGTGGGAAGAACAGAAAGAAACCGCGCTGACTAATTTACTCAAGAGCATTGATCGACTCAGCGACATTGACATCGATGTTGAGATTGCTAATCAACGTGCATTAGTTGAATGGAGCAAAAACAACAAAGACAAAAATTCTTTGGTATCGTTGATAGCCAAACAAACTTCTGCAGTTGAAAAAGAACAGCGAAATTTAGAAAAATTAGAAAACGAACTGGTTTCGTTGGCCGAGCATAAATGTCATAGCTGTGGTCAAGAGGTACATGACGAAAAATATGAAACCATGATGGCTGGTAAAGTTAAACAGGTCACAGAATCTAGAGACAATGTAATTGCACAAGAAAAAGAACTCGGCGATCTCAAAGAAGCGCTGGATATGTTAGGCGTGTTAGGTACGTGTCCTGAAGTTATCTATGACAGTCTAGAACAGGCACTGAATCATAAAAACACACTGAGTAGTCTAGAACGTGAGATTACTATCAAAACTGCTGAAGAAAATCCCTACGATGATCAAATTACCGATCTAAAGGAAACTGCTGTACAGGAAATAGATTGGAACAGCCTCAACGAGTTAGTGCGTGTGAAAGATCATCAAGAGTTCTTGCATAAACTATTGACCAACAAAGATAGTTTTGTTCGCAAACGAATAATAGATCAGAATCTTGCGTTCCTAAATCAACGATTGACCTACTATTTGGACAAGATTGGTCTACCGCACACAGTGGAATTCCAGAATGACCTAACTGTGATCATTACACAACTAGGGCAGGATTTAGATTTTGACAATCTCAGCCGTGGAGAACGCAATAGGCTTATTCTGAGCCTGAGTTGGGCTTTCAGAGATGTTTGGGAGAATCTCTATCACAGCATTAATCTTTTATTCATTGACGAATTAGTAGATTCTGGTATGGATGCATCGGGTGTAGAATCTAGTATTGCTGTGTTGAAAAAGATGACACGTGAACGTGATAAGAATGTGTTCCTGATTTCGCATAGAGACGATCTAACCAGCAGAGTAAATCATGTACTAAAGGTGATCAAAGAAAATGGATTTACCAGTTATAGCAATGATGTAGAGATTGTGGCATGAGCTCAGACAGTCACGATCGGATGATTCATGCTTTTCAAGAATACTTCAAGTGGCAAGAACGATTTGAGTACAAAGGCTCTGGTGAGGCAGGCATAAAGGCAAGATATTGGCTATCAGAAATACGCAATGAGGCATCAAAAAGGCGAGTAGAAATACAGGAAAAACGTAAAATACGTAGAGCAGCCAGAAAAGGCATGAGAGGCAAACCACTCTAACTAACTAAATGAGTGCAATGGACGTATCAAAATCAACCTGTAAACGAAATACCAGAAGGCTATATTGGCTTTGTTTATATCATCACAAATAAAACCACCGGACAGAAGTACATAGGCAAGAAATTAGCACAATTTAAACGTACTAAACCCCCACTCAAAGGCAAACGACTTAAAAGAAGAAGTGTAGTAGAAAGCGATTGGCGCGAATACTATGGTTCATCTGATAGGTTAAACGCAGACGTCCAAGCATTAGGTCCGGAAAACTTCACAAGAGAAATACTTTACCTTTGCAAATCCAAGGCAGAACTCAGTTATTTAGAGGCAAGAGAGCAGTTTGAACGCAGAGTTTTAGAAACAGATGACTATTATAATGGCATTATAAATGTCAGAGTTGGCGGATCAAACATACTTAGACAGCGTCTACTAGAACAATCTCAGGCAAAATAAAGCGGTTTTTTGGCTGGCG